GCCGTATGTAATGATACATAAATGTTTGTTGGTGAAGTGTATGATGCATTTCTTAACACATGGTCATACAATTCGTTTTCTAAATGATTAGACATTTCTGCCATAGTATTACCCCTTTGAAGATAAAGTTATTGTTAATGGTGATGATGGATATTCGCTATCATCATCACTTGTTCGTAATGCTTCTAGACCTCTTTGATATAAAGATGCCCAAGTATTTATTCTTTCGTCATTCATTAAATATGGTTCTGCTTCTGCAAGTGATCCATAAAGCAATAAATCAGGACAGTTTGCTAAGAATAAATTAGATGTGTTCGAGTCACTTAAATAATCAGGTTTATAGTAGTAGATCATATTAAGTGTGTATGCTGTATCAGGCACTGGTGCAAACTGGAACTCAGAACCAATCATTGTGTAATTTACTGGTCTACCAGAATCGGTAACCCTAGCATTAGCAAAAAATGCACTAGGTGTTTGAAATGTCATTGTAGATACAGGAGTTGTATTTAAATACATTTCTTTCATTGCAAGAAAATCAGTTGGTAAACCTACAGTTGAATCACCAGCAGTTGTAGTTGCAGTTGATACTTTTAACATTTGTCTTATTCGTAATTCTCTACGCAATCTATCTTCTGACAAACGAATAAATGTAGGGATTTGTGATGTTAAATCATCACGACCAAGATAATTTGCTATCTCAGTTTTTAAATCAGAATAAGAACTAAATGCCATTATACTCTACCTTGTTTTGTTCTAAAGAACCTGTTGTCTGGGTTATTTAACCATGCTTTAAATTTCTTTTGATCTACCACTGCAAATCCACGCATGATGCCTGCTTTATTTAAATCATCTATTACTGTTAATGGGATTGATGCAATTTTATTATCAAATATATCTTCACCCCAAGTGGTTGATGATTGGTTATATTCTTTTTTGTTTTTCTCAACGATGTCTGTTACATCTTGAGTTGTTGCAATCACAATGTCTCCGTTATCTGCATTGTGTGCTGTTTGTGTTCTTATGTTGTCTTTTGTAACAATCTTTGTCATAACAATCCTAAAAGGGTAATCCCCTCCGAAGAGGGGAATTATCCATATTACTCAGCGATGTCAGCAATAATGCCGTGTGCTGATTCGTTTTTAACTTCTAGTGTGTATTCAACTAAAAGTTGTGTTTTTTCTGCATCACCAGTCTTAGCAAGTTCGTTTGTAGCAAACGGACGTAAGTAAGCAACTGATGCATACTCTGGGTCAAGAACGAAAGCAACTTCGCCACCGTCACCAGAATCAGCAGTCATAAATCTGTTAGGAACAACAGACAATGTGCCAAAGTCTGATAAATAAATATCAGCAGAACCAATAATAGTTGTTGCTTTGTTGCTTGGTGCCATGTAACGTTGACCAGCAATACCAGCAAAACCTGATACTGTTTGTTTAGCACTTGGTGTTACCATTAATACTGATGGATCACCACCTGCTTCATAAACTTTCTTAACGTTTGATTTTAAGATTGTTTCTGTAAATGTTGCATCTGTTCCAGATACACGAGCAGTTGTGCCATCAGCACCAGCAGTTCCTGATGCACCTAAATCAGCATTAGTGTTTAACCATGCTTGTAAACCACCTAAAGTTCTTGCTGTAGATGATGTGCCAGCAGATGCTACATTGTTAGACAAAAGGATTTTTTCCATATCTCGTTTAAGTTCAGCAGATGCTTTGCTTAATTGATATGCTTTTTCAGATTTTCTACCTGCTTTATCAACTGACTCTAGTGTGCCAGCAACTTTGATAGTTTTTTGTGAAATCTGAGTGTAGTTACCAACACGAACTGTTGGAGTAAGTGTTGCATCTGAAGCATCAGCACCCTCGACTACTGCGTTAGTTGCATCAGCATTAGCAAGAGAGTCCTTTTGCCATTCATGGTAAACACCAGATGCTTTAGATTTAGCAACTGTAGACATGAATGGTGTTTCAGTTGGAGAGATGTTATAAATTACATCAGTTAGGTCTTCTCTTTGACCTACTGCCTGATGGGTTTGATATGTTGCCATGTTTTCACTTCCTTAATTAAATAAAGTTTTCAAATAAAGCGACAGCATCCCTGACTTTGCCAGTTTGCTTTAATTTCGCCATGCTTCTTTTTCGCACATCACGATTACTTGGATCAACCTTATTGCCAGACTTCACCATCTTAGGTGCGCTGTTAACCTTTTTGGTTACATTAGGTTTATTCTTTTGTAACTGATCATATAATTGTGCTTTACGTAGCATTAATACGTGACGATGATCGATGACATTGCTCATCTCTGCATCTGTAAAACCTACGCTTTTTCCATAGGCACGAATCTCATTTCTGAGTTGTTCGCCCTTATTTGGGTCTGAAAACTCTGGTAGGATTTGTGAAAGTTTTTGTGCTTCTTCAACTACTTTTTGTTGTAAGAAACGTTTTTGATCAAGTTGTTGCTGTTGAGCAATCTTGGCACGTTCCTGTTGAACAGCACTTAGATTTTCTTTCTTTTCTGTAATTTCTGCAATTTTAACTGCATATCCTACTGGGTCATTTTCCTTCAACTCTGCAAGATCTTGTGGAGTTGCATCTGTTACTTGCTTTTGCAAAAATTCTTCCACTGCTTGCAGTCTTTGTGAATATAAATCTCTAACTTGTTTAGACTCGCTTACTTCTTTCATGCCTTCTTCAATCGCTTTGCGTTGTTCAGCAATCTCTTGAGTCTTTTTCGTATAGTCTGCACCAAGTTGATAGTTTTTTATTAGTTCATCAATGGTTACCTCTTTTTCTTCACCAGATGCTTTTACTTTATAAGTAGAAACATCCTCGTAAGATTCTTCTTCAGGTTCATCTTCACTAAAATCAACTTCTTCTTGTGATTCAGTATCTTCAGTTACAACTTCCTCTTCACCTTCTGATACCTCCTCTTCTACAGATTCTTCAACCTCTTGGTCAACAGTTTCTGGTTGCTCTGGAGAGTCCTCGCCTGCTGATAAGATGCCTTCAAATGCTGAGACTGCACCTCTTACAGTTAGATCTCCACTTCCTTGTTCAGGAGTCATGGTTTCTTCACTCATTGTATTTCCTTAATGTTCCCTTTTGGCAAGGGTTGCCATTATAGAAAAGTCTATAATATCTTCCATGCTTTACTTTTAATCTCGCCATCTTTAGCGATAGATTCAAAAGTAGACATGAGTTCGTCTATCGTCTTAACTCGGACATATGCTTTTTCTCGTTCGTTTGCTTCGTCTTCGTTAGAGTGGATAATTCTGTTTAATTGGTTATCTCTAAGTTCTTTAACTACCTCTTGAAACTCAGGTGTCATTAAAATATTTTTTATTATTTGTTGTTTATCCATTGTCTGATTCACCACTAGGCAATCCAAAACTTAATGGCATTGCTCCTAGTAGTCCGTCCGTTCCTCCAAGAAATCTTCCTGCACCATGCATTTCTCCTGTTGGCATATTTAATTGAACATTAGGAGATGCTGGAGTATAAACATTAGACATAACTGATGGGTTATATCCTAAAATACTTATTGGTGCTTGTTGTGCAGAATGTGGTATATAAGGTGTTTGCGCTCTTTGTAGTGCAGAAAGATATGCCATGGATGGACTATATGTGCCTGCATCTTTATCATAATTAAACCCTGTAACATCTCCTGTATATTCTTTAAATCTGGTATTAGTTCCTAATGGTTGTAAATAAAGCAAACCGCTTTGGTCTTGCTGGTATGCTTTATTACCGCTTAAATAAATATTTTTATTTCCTACTTGAGATAAACCTTGATATTTACTACTTGGCGATACATTTAACAATTGTTGCTGTTCTGCTGATAATGATGGAGCAGATGGAGTAAATTGGGAATAACTTGGACCGAAATTATACATCCCATAGTAAAAGAATCTGCAAAACTCGACCATTGCAAATCCAAATACTAATCTAAATATGTTATGTAGTTTTATCATAATTCCTTACTCATTTGCAAACAGGTTGGTTTCATTCCGTATTCAGTTAAGAAACTTTTCTTCCAACCAAACCGACCTATTAATGTTATTGAATTACAGTTCATGTATTTAGCAAACTGTTCTGTTTCTTTGTATAGTTCTTCTAGTTCTTCTAAATTACCACCTGCTAGGAATAAATGTAATACAGTTCCACGAGGATATGGATTAACTGTGGCAACGATTGCTGAATGTTCAGATGTAAATAAATGATATTGACCTGATACTAATTCACGCAATATATCTTCTGAATGGTATAGACCATTGTTCAAATCTATAGCAGGTTTTAGTATTTCTTCACAACGAAGATACTCTTTAGCAACATCTATTGTATTTTGTATTTTTATCTTATTCCTCTATTAGCGATGTTACTTATTTTTTCTAACGCTTCCATAATAACTTTTGTGCTTTGTGTATCAGCATTTTTGTTTTTACTCATTGCATCTAATTTAATTTGCAATTCTTTTAACGCTAACTCAGTTGTTTGTTTTACTTCTTGTTGTTTTAACTCTAATGCATCTTTTTGTGCTTCGAGTTCCATTTGCTCACGATCTAACTGTAGTTTTGCTTGTTCAGATTGTGCTTTCAACTGTGCTTTTTCACGTTCAACTTGAGCAAGTATTTGTGTTTGCTGAGTAATTGGATCTTCTTTACCTGCTTGCTGTGCTTGTTGCGCTAGCATTTGTGATTGCTCATCAGTAATCTCATTTAAGAATTGACTGTCGTCTTTAAATCCTGCCATTTGCACAAACTTAGCAAGTGTATCTCTGTAATGTTTAAGATTAACTAATGGGTTTGCTAATCCATACTGCTGAATAATTTGTTCTTGTTTTTGTAAGATCATTTGCATTACTGCTAACTGTTCTTGTTTAGATCCAGTTCCTAAACCAACGTTGACCGTTACGTCATACAAATTGCTCCACTCACGAGGATCAAACGGCACGTATTGGTTATTGATTCTGATGATGCGTTCTTTTTGTTGGTATTTACATACGAGTTGTAAGATACCTCTGAATAAAGATGAGACACCAGTATCAGCAAAGATACGAGCAATTAATTCAATCTTACCTTGACCAGCAGATGTCATTGCTGATATCGCAGTTGCAGTTACGTTTTGTAAAATGTTTGCATCTAAACCTTGTGATGCATCTGTTAAACCAGTTCTTTTTGCTTGCACTTGATCTAAGTATTCGAGCATTGGGAATGATTGTTGAGCATTGCTTTGCACTGCAAGTGGCACAATAGCATTTGGGTTCTTCATACGAACCACACCACCAGCAGTAGACGTTAATAAGTCGTCTAAGTTAACTTGACCTTCAACTGCACCAACTCTGTAGTTGTTGGTTAGGTAGAGGTTGTCTAGCATTTGTCTAGTAATAGTAGACTTGATTAACTGTAAGTCCATTGCACGATCTGCTAATGACTGACCGTAGAATTTATGTGGAATTGGAATTGGACATACGCTATGGAATGGCACATAATCACATTCTTCGTTATGTAAGATCTGATTACCTGCGTAGCAAATACGTCTTAATTCTGCAATTCCGTCTTCATCGTAATCTGTCTTAATATAGCATTCGTAATACTCTACGATTTCCATAGTCTCATCACCAGACTCGTTATCGTATGGCATTTCACCACGAGTATGTCTTGCAATTCTTTCAGGTGAGAATTCTAATGTATCACCACTACCTAATGCATCAATTGTATCTGCATCGTAACCCATTGCTGTTAACTCACTACGAGTTACCATTCTTCGATGTGCAACAAAAGGTGCATCTTCAACAGATCTAGCACGCTTACTAATTAAGAACTCTTCTGGTGGCACGTTTTCTACGACCACTTTACCTTTGTCTTCAAACTTTTTAACTTTTAAGTTTGTAACTTGTTCTTTTTGCATCATGCCAGCATATTCAACTTCACGCTCGATTACTTCTTGTGATACAACTTCCATATCACCAGACTCTAAAACCATAATGACTTCATCGTCTGATAGGTTTTCGTATTTCTCTACAGTGACATCAATCTTTTCGTCCCAGTATGCTTTTACTACACCAACTTTTTGTAGCAATGCATCTTTGAACCAGTTATGAAATATCTCAAAACCTTTGTTATCTTTATTGATGATGTGGTTAACGTATAAGGTTGCTTGCTCTGCTTTTTCTTCGTCACCTTCGTTGACTGGAGCAAACTCTACAAAGTCGTCAGATGCGGAAAATATTTTCATTAGTTGTGGTAATACACCGTCAACTGCTTCTGCAACCTCACCAGTAACAATTTGAGACTTACCTTCTACCTCGTTACCGTATGGTTCACGTAGATAGTATTCAAGTGCCTGTTGTCTTTCGTCAGTCGTCTCAGTTTCTAAGAAACCAATCGCATCATCGATTTCAGCATCCAGAATACTCTTTAATTTATTTTCATCTGCCATTTAAACGATCCATTGTTTGTTAATATCTAATGGTTTATCCCA